CGTCGTGTACCGTCACACGGTCCCGGGGATACGATCCTACAAGGAGAGCGAGGCTGTTCTCTGGAACGCTCTGGCGAAGAAGACGTTCCGTGTCGTGGTCCTCCCGTTCTCCGTGGTCCATCAGATGTACGGAATCTGCGGGGACGCGAAGTATCATCCGCTCGTGAAGCGCTACGACAACCCGAGGGGGCAAGACACGGGGTACAACTGCGCGCGGGTCCGCTCCCCCACGGTGAACGCCTTTCTCGACAACCCCCACGTCTCCCTCGCCGCTCTGGGGCTGGACCCGGAGCGCTATCGCTGGCGGGTAGGAGAGACGCCCGGCGTGATCGTGGACGGGATACGGGTCGGGGGCATCCCGTTCGCGTGGATCCAGGACGCGGACCACGCCGAGTGGGCCTCCCGGTTCGTGGAGGAGTTCCATCGGGACGTCCCCTTCTAGGCTCGGGGCTATAATGGGGGAGTCCATACTTCTGAACGGAGGAAGCGAGAGATGAGACAGAGAAGGAAGGAACCGGAGCGAGAGCCTTCCGGGAGCGAGACACCGGACTTCGCCGCGGACATGGAGATCGACTTGGACGCGCTGGACCGGGAGTGGTGGCGACAGCCTCAGCTCTACGCACGGTACGCCAGGCTCTCCGCCGGGGCGACGGCGCGGGCGAAGCGGGCGGAGGAGCGGGTGAAGCAGGTACGCTCCGAGCTGATCCTCCACTTCCTCTCCGAGACCTCCTCCAAGCCTACCGACAAGATCCTGGAGGCCATGTACCGGACGCACCCGGAGCACCTGGCGGTGAAGGAGGAGTGGCTGGCGGCGACGGAGGAGGCGGACGCCTACCAGCAGGCGCTCTGGGCGCTCGGGCACCGGAAGGACGCACTGGAGAACACCACGCGACTCTTCCTGGCCCAGTACTTCGCCGGCTCCTCCCCGCTCCCCCACGACCTCTCGTTCATGCGGGAGCGCGTGGCGGAGGACCGGGGGGAGGCGTTCCGGGAGAAGCTGGCCGACCGCCAGGCGAGGAGGCGGACGTGACCCCGGACTGGGGACGGGTAGCCTGGGCGCTCCTCGCGTTCGTCGGCCTCTTCGCCGTCGCGCCCGTCCTCCTCGGGGTCCTCGCCGGCTCCGTCGCTTACGCCGTCTACCGACAGAAGGAGACACACATCGCAAGGCTACATGCAATCATGCTCGCCGTCGGGAGGATCCGACGGCACCACGCCAAAGAGGAGGAAGCGGAATGAGGACGAGAGGCGGACGCGGGGGAGAGGATCGGAGGAGCGCGTGGAGGGAGACGCGCGAGGAGCAGCAGAAGGAGCGCGGCGGGGACTGGCCCGTCAAGATCCCGGAGGGGGTCGAGCTCTACAAGCGGGAGCGGAAGGGCACGGCGTACCTGAAGCTCGTCACCTATCCGCGGAAGGACGAGAACCATCCGGATCACCGGCTGGGGGACGAGATGTTCCGCCGGCCGTACTCGGTCCACAAGAACCTCGGGCCGGAGAACCGAAGCGCCGTCTGCCCGAAGGGGACGTACGGGAAGCGCTGCCCCGTGTGCGAGGAGAAGGAGCGGGCGCGGGCGCGGTACGACAGGGACGACGAGGAGGGGAAGAAGGTCATCGGGGCGCTCTCCGCCTCCAACCGGGCTCTCTACCTCTGCGTGGACGTGGAGGACGACCTAAAGAAGCTCCTCCTCCTCGACCAGCCGAACTCGATGAGCAAGGGCCCCGGGTTCGGCCGCCTACTGGAGGACGAGATCGATGAGCAGGACGCGTCGGAGCCCTTCCCCTGGGACGAGGACGGCCCGATCCTGAAGGTCCGGTTCGGGGAGGACTCGTTCAACAAGCACGCGTTCTACCCGGCGCAGAAGGTGGACCTGGAGGACGCGGAGAAGGGGCAGCGCGTGGACTTCTCGAAGCTCGGGGAGGTCCCCTCGCTGGACGACTGCCTGAACCTCCTCTCCTACGAGGCCCTGGAGCGCCTGATGATGGGTGCGGACGAGGAGGACGAGGAGAAGCCCAAGCGAAGGGAGGAGCAGGAAGAGGAGGAGAAGCCCCGCTCCCGCCGCCAGAAGGCCGAGGAGGAGCCAGAGCCTGAGAAGCCCCGCGGCAGGTCCCGCAAGCCGGAGCCGGAACCCGAGCCGGAGCCTCCGGAGGACGAGGGGCCGGACGTGGACCGGATCAGGGAGGCCCTGGACGAGATCGCCGACGCGGACCACGACGACATCGCAGCGCTGGCGGAGGAGTTCAACGTCGAGCTGGACGCGGGCGACCTGAAGGCCAGCAAGAAGGGGGACAAGAACGCGCGGAAGTCCCTCCGGAAGGAACTCAGGGAGGCGCTGGAGGAGATGCTGGAAGGGGACGACGAGCCGGAACCGGAGCCCGAACCGGAGAAACAGAAGGCCGGTCGGACGCGCGGGAAGGCCCCCGACCCGGAGCCGGAGAAGCCCGCCGGGAAGAAAGGGAAAGCGTCCGCGTCCACCGGGGACTGCCCCCACGGCCACGAGTTCGGGGAGGACACGGACGAGAAGCCGGAGTGCAAGAAATGCGACGTCTGGGAGCGGTGCGCGGACGAGCAGGACGCGCGGAAGGCTACCAAGAAGAAGTAACCGCTGGTAGGTAGGACGTGAGGGGCCGAGGGACCGTTCGAGGTCCTCTTTAGCTACGGAGCGCCGAGACGCTTCGGCCCCTCACTCAAGCCGATCAGCCCCACGGGAGGAAGTGATGACGACGGAAGAGAGACTGCCGAGAATGCTGGTGCTCCAGGAGGCTAACGACCGGATGGAGAAGCTCGGGCTCCCGAAAAGACCGGAGATCACCCTTATCAACTGGATCCAGCGCTACCACCTCGGGCACAAGGTCGGCGGGCAGTGGGTCTTCCGGGAGGACCGCTTCGAGAAGTTCCTCCTCGGGGAGTACGAGAAGGAGGCCTCCCGTGGCGAGAACTAACGTGCCGGGGGGTCCCGCCCCCATCGCGGAGCAGGTCCGGCGGAGGTCCCGGGAGCCGGCGGAGGAGAGGAAGGAGCGGGACGAGGTCCCCTCCAGCGTGGACCCGGAGACGCTCATCCCCACGGGCTCCACCATGCTGGACCTCGCCCTCTCTGATCACGCGGAGGGCGGATACCAAATGGGGCGGATCGACCTCCTCATCGGCAACTCGGACTCCGGGAAGACCGTCCTGGCCCTGACGGAGTTCGCCGAGTGCGCGACGCGGAGGCGCTTCGACGACTACCGCTTCATCGGGGACTGGGTAGAGACGAACTCCGGGATCGACATCCCCCGCCTCCTCGGCCGGAAGGTTGCCGGGCGGATCGAGCCCCCGCGAGAGGACGAGGACGGGGAGCCGCTCTACAGCGACACGATCCAGGACTTCCACGACAACGTGATCCGCGCCTTGGAGGACGGAAGGCCATTCCTCTACATCGTCGACAGCGTGGACGCCCTCTCCTCCGAGGAGGAGCAGGAAAAGCTAGAGGAGCAGCGGGAAGCCCGGGAGAAGGAGAAGGAAGTCAAGGGGACCTTTGGCGGGGAGAAGCCAAAGGTGGCAGGGCAGCTCCTCCGGAACGTGAAGAAGCGGATCAGGGACTCCCGGAGCCACGTCCTCTGCATCTTCCAGACGCGGGACAATATCGGGGCCATGCCGGGACAGTCGAAGCAGCGGTACAGCGGGGGAAGGGCCTGGAAGTTCTACGCGCAACACGAGGTCTGGCTGAAGTCCGTCGGGCAGCACGTAGACAAGAAGACGCGGCTGAAGACCGGCGTGAAGTCTGAGGCCGACGTCACGAAGAACCACCTGACCGGGAAGAAGCGGAGCGCCGCGTTCGACATCTTCTACGACTACGGCGTTGACACGCTCGGCGGGGAGGTGGACTTCCTCGTGGAGGCGGGCATCATCCGGAAGGCCGGGGCATATCTGGACCCCCGGGGGCTAGCCGGGATGGAAGAACGCCTCTACCGGGAAGACCTCATCCGTGTGATCGAGCGGGACGGGCTGGAGCGCCGCGTCCGCCGGGCCGTCCAGCAGGCGTGGCACGAGCGGGAGGAGTCCATCAAGCTGGGGCGGAAGCCCCGCTTCGAGTAGAGCAAATCTGGGGCGAAGGGTTCACCGACAACGAGGTCCTCTTGAGGACCGAACGCTGGAGGTGGTGGAGGCCCAGAGCCCCCGTCCTTTTCTGACACCCCCCGGCCCCGCGTCCCACACCAGTGGGGTCGTCCTAGCGGCGGGATACCGGAGTGGCGCGGTGCCGCTCGGCCGGGGGAACTTTCTCGGAAGGAGGAACGAGGCATGGAGTACGTCAGCGTCAGCGGGATCGTGAAGGCGGCGACGGCCAAGGCCGTGCTCGTGGAGGTGAACGAGGTGGACGGCTCCCCGTTCGACGGGGAGGAGGTCTGGTTTCCCCTCTCCCAGTGTGAGGACCTGGAGGGTAGCGAGAAGGGGGACGAGGTGGAGTTCGACTGCCCCGAGTGGCTCGCGGAAGAGAAGGAACTGGCGTGAGGCCCCTCCGCGTGGTCCTCCGCTTCCCGTCCCTCCGGCGTCCCCGCTTCCGGCTCCCCGTTGCGTGGATGGAGCAGATCCGGGACCTCAACCGGAGCCGCGAGCCCACCCCCGAAGACCTCCGGGCGTACGCGGAGAGGCTCTCCCCTGTTGGCCAAGCGAAGGGGTAGCTGGAGACCCTCCCGCGCCGAGCGTCCCTCCTCCGAACCAGGGGTGGGCTGGTGCCGTCACTGCAAGGACGTGTTCATCTGGGGGCGGGAGCTAGCCGACCGGCTCTGCCCCACCTGCCGAGCCCGAAGGGAGAAGCGACGTGCCGAGGACGAACAAGCCCAGCGCCAAACCGGGGAAGGTGAAAGGGGAACAGCGGATCACGCGCTCCGCCGGGAAGGCGAAGGGTAGGCGCCTCCAGCAGTGGTGCTGCGAGCGGATCAGCCTCCTCCTCGATCTCCCCTGGGGGAAGGACGAAGGGATCGCCTCCCGGGAGATGGGGCAGAGCGGGACGGACGTCCGCCTGGTGGGGGAGGCCGCGCGGCGCTTCCCGTTCAGCGTCGAGTGCAAGGCACAGGAGAGCTGGAGTATCCCCGGCTGGATCGCCCAGGCGCGGGAGAACCAGGCGGAAGGGACGCGCTGGCTTCTCGTCTGCAAGCGGAACCGGGAGGAGCCCGTCGTGGTGATGGATGCTCGGGAATTCTTCCGCATGATCCGCCCACTTGTGAAGAACGGGAGGCTATAATGGGAAGGAACGCGAACCCCTAGTAGGAGCAAGGCTGATGACCTTCCGATCCTTCCTCTATGCGCTCGCTCGGTTCCTCGGGGACGTCAGCGCGGTCCGACGCGGGCGCGTGGGTCAGCGGATCAAGAACCGGATCGCCGGCAGGGTCACGGCGAGACTGCTGCGGAGGCTATGATGATCTGGATACTTTCCGGGGCACTTGCCATGATTATCCTCTGCCTATTCATCTACGTAAAGTGGATCAAGGACTATAGCCCATGGTAGCCTCCCTCTCCCTCTCCAACTTCCAGTCCCACCGCAAGACCCGCCTGGAGTTCTGCGAGGGTGTCAACGCTATCGTCGGCCCCAGCGACTCCGGCAAGACGGCCCTCCTCCGCGCCCTAGCCTGGGTAGCGACGAACAAGCCCTCCGGGGACGCCTACCGCTCGAACTGGGGTGGGGACACCTCCGTCACGCTCGGGCTAATGGAGGGCGTCACCGTCGAGCGGGAGCGGACCAAGGCGGACTCCGGGACCTACCGGCTCAGTACCATGGCGGAGCCCCTGCGGCGCCTCGGCCAGGACGTGCCGGAGGAGGTCTCTCGCGCGCTGAACCTCGGGGACCTGAACGTCCAGCGCCAGCTCGACGCCCCGTTCCTCCTCAGCGAGTCCCCGGCGGAGGTGGCGCGCGTGCTCAACCGCGTCGTGCGGCTGGACGAGATCGACCGGAGCATGTCCGACGCCAACGGACGCATCCTCTCCGCAGGACGTACGCTCAAGGCGGAGGAGGCACGGGCGGAGGAGCTGGAGGCGGAGCTGGAGGGATTCGCCGGCCTGGGGGACGCGGAGACGCGGCTGGCGGCGGTTGAGGTCCTGGAGGGAAACCGCGTGCGGCTGGAGCGGGACGCCAAGGCCCTCCGCGCGCTGGCCGAGAAAACGTCCCTGGCGGAAGGGGACCTGGAACGCCTCCCGGACGTCCGGAGGGCGGAGCAACTGGCCGCGGGGCTCTCCAGGAAGGCGGACGAGTTTCGGGACAGGCAGGAGAGCATCTCCCGACTCGGGAACCTGATCGACGGCGTCTCCCGCGCCCAGGACGAGCTGGAAGCCCTTCCTTCGACGAGAGGGGCTGAACGTCTCCTCCTACGCCTGGCAGAGCGCAAAGCGGAATTTGACGCCTTGTCGCGATCCAGGGGGGCTATCCGGTCCCTGGCGGAGAGCGCCCGGACCGCGCGGGAGTCCCTCCGGTCCCTGACCAAGCAGCTCGCCACGGAGGAAGAGGAGTTCCACCGGCTGATGCCGTCCACGTGCCCGCTCTGCGGACAGGAGGTAGAGAAGTGAGAACACGTCCCCCCGCCAAGCGACCCCCCGCCGACGCCGTGCTCTGCGCGGACGTCCACCTGCGGGACACCGTGCCGGAGTGCCGGACGGATGACTTCCTCGCCGCGCAGTTCCGGAAGCTCCAGGCCATCCGGGACCTCCAGGAGACGAACGGGGGCTGCCCGGTCCTGTGTGCCGGGGACGTGTTCGACCACTGGAAGCCGAGCCCCTGGCTCCTCCAGGCCGTGATCCCGCTCGTCCGGGACTGGATCGTCGTCCCGGGGCAGCACGACCTCCCGCAGCACTCCCTGGCGCTGTTCGACAAGAGCGGCCTGGCGGTGCTGGAGCGCGCGGGGTGCTGTATAGTGCTGGAAGACCCCGTGGGTCCGATAGCAGTCAAAGACGGGGAGGTAATCGTTTCCGGGTTTCCTTGGGGAGCAGAGCCCTCCGGAATAGCGGGGGACGAGGAGCCGTACAAACGGATTGCCCTCATCCACCGGCTCGTCTACCCCGGCAAGCCCCCGTTCCCCGGCGCGGAAAGCAAGGGAGGAACGGCGCGAGACCTGCTCCGGAAGATGAAGGGCTTCGACCTCGTAGTGAGCGGAGATAACCACCAGACGTTCGTTCAACTTCCCGGCGGTCCTATCACTACTGCTATGAACGGCCCCCTTTCCGGGAAGAACGGGGACCCTATCCTCGTCAACCCCGGCTCCATGATGCGGACCACCGCGGCGCAGGCGGACCACGAGCCGAGCGTCTTCCTCTGGTGGGCGGAGTCCAACACGGTCGAGCGCGTGGTCCTCCCTCACGAGAAGGGGGTGGTCAGCCGGGAACACATCGACCGGGACAAGGCGAGGGACGAGCGCATTTCCGCCTTCGTCGAGCGCCTGCGGGACGACGTGGAGATGGGGCTGGACTTCCAGGATAACCTCCGACGGTTCTTGGCGGAGAACGAGACGCCGAAGGCCGTCGAGCAACTCGTGTGGGAGATCGTCGATGGTCGGAACGCGTGAGCTCGTGCTACTGGGGAGCGGGGAGATTGCCCACCTCGCGTACTTTGGGAGCCGGGAGAGGATGGAGCAGCTCCTCCCCCCAACGGAGGAAACGCCGGTGAACACTCGCTGCTCCTACTCGGGGAAGGGACACCTGGCGAACGGGAAGGCCCGGCTCTGCCGGCGCTGCTTCCCGGAACAGTACAACGCCACCGCAGCCGCGTGGAGAATGGGGAACAAGCATGGCTAGCCAGACGGACGCGGAGAAGCTCCTGGCGCTCAAGGGGAAGATCGAGCGGATCAAGACCCAGCGCGCGCAGGCGGAGGGACGCCTGGAGGAGCTCACGGGGCAGCTCAAACGGGACCACTCCTGCGGGAGTCTGGAGGAGGCCCGGGAGAAGCTGGAGGGGATGGAAGAGCAGGCCGAGAAGCTCGCCGAGGAGATCCGGCGGGGGGTCGAGGAGTTAGAGGGGATGCTGTGACCCCCCTCACTGAGCTCCGCTCCCGCCTGGAGAACCGGAAGGGCCGGCGGGACCAGCTCCTCCAGTCCCTGGAGCAGGCCAGGGACCGAGCGCGCGACCAGCGGAGGCTCCTCCGCAACCTGGACCGCGCGCAGGCCGTCCTCCAGGTCGTCGCGCAGCGGACGCAGCAGGAGTTGGAGGTCCAGATCGGGGGGCTGGTCACCATGGCGTTGGCCGCCGTGTTCCCCGACCCCTACGAGTTCGTCCTGCGGTTCGAGCAACGGAGGGGGAAGACCGAGGCCGACCTCCTCTTCTCGCGGGACGGCTCGGAGGTCCATCCCCTCTCCGCGTCCGGCGGGGGCGTGGTGGACCTGGCGGCGTTCGCCCTACGCGTGGCGCTCTGGCGGATCTCCTCCCCGGGGTTGCGACCGACAATCGTGCTCGACGAACCGTTCAAGCACCTATCCGAAGACCTCCAGCCCAAAGCCAGCGCGCTCCTGAAGGAGATCAGCTCCCGCCTGGGGGTCCAGTTCATCATGGTGACGCACTCGGAGGAGCTGGTTGAGAGCGCGGACCGGGTGTTCCAGGTGAGCCTGCGGCGGGGGGTGAGCCGGGTAACAGAGGGAGAACAAAAATGACGAACTGCGGAGAGAAGCGCGTGACTTGCGTTCTCGGGGAAATCTGCGAGAGGGTAGAGGCCAAGCGCGACGCATGGAAAGAAGCGTACGACTCTCATGTTGGTCGTGCCACATCCCTCACTGCTGTGTTGCAAGCCGAGCGCGACCGCCTCGCGGCAGAGAACGCCCGACTCCGAGCGTCCGAAGCCTCGTGGATCGAGATTGCGGGGGATAGGGACCGGGAGCGCGACCGCCTCGCGGCAGAGAACGTCAGGCTCGCGGCGCGGGTGGAGGAGCTTGAACGGGCCATCATAGCACACAGGGCGCCGGCCGGGACGGAGGAGACCTAGTGCCAGGGACAAGGGCGGGAGCAGGGAGGGGACTCCCCGACGCAGAGGCTGGGGAAGTCCGGGTGGAGGAGCCTACGGACGGCGGGGCACGGTTCTCGCTCGCAGGACCGGCGCCCCGCCTCCCCCCGGGAGGGCTCCTCCAGCCCCAACCCCAATAGGAGCCGAACCCCCATCAGCCACGTCTCCCGCCAGGCCTCAGTCAGGGTAGATAGAGGCATCGTACTCCCTCAGCATGACGGTCTGATGCCCCTCCCCGTCCCCCCGCACGCTGTCGACGATCCAGAGTCTCACGCTCGCGTCGTCGTCCTCCAGCTCCACGGGAGCATCCGGGTACGTCACGTCGTACCCCCAGCCGAAGCGGGGTTCCTTCCAACGCACGACATCCCCGGTCTCCAACTCGATCAGAGCTAGCGTGGTAGTGACCTCCGCAGTCCAGACGGTCCGGAGCCTCCCGAACTCATAGGCCCCCAGGCGCTTCGCCTGCGCGTGGCAAGCCACGTAGGGGAGGTCGAGCGTGTGGTCGAACCGCCCGTCCGGGTCGCCGACAGGGAAGGCGTTCGGCTCCCAGTTCCTCGCTTGGTCCCGGTGGTTCACGAGGAGGGAGGCCGGGCGCTCCTGGGGGTCCCGCTGCGTCACGGAGATCCCCCCGACCAGGTGCTCAGGCTTGATCGTCTTCACCGGGCTCCGTTCGCGCTCCACGGACAGGCGGACCGTCCCGTCCGGCGTCTCGTAGCGCGTACCGCGGCAGGTCTGGAGGATGGCCTTCGTGTTCTCCGCCGCGTCCCTGGCCACGTCCAGCACTACGTCCGCCCGGAACCGCTGCTCCCGGATCGAGATGAACGTGGGAGGGACCAGGAACGCAGCGGGAACCTCCAGGAACTGGCCGTCGGTCATGGAGGTGAGGATTGGCAGGACCTCCCCCTCCTGGTTCATCGCCATGTATCCGCCCAGGTCCACCCCGGCCCCGAACCCGGCGGCGAACATGATGGAGAACCCGTCCTCGTGGGGGCCGTAGGCGGACACCTCCGTGAAGTCGTAGAGCGTGGAGACGATCCCGTCGCAGTGGGTGGCTTCAGCCTTCGCGTGCTCCCAGTCCACGCGGGACTCGGCCTTCCCCTCCCCCGCCGGGTCCGTCACGTGCCCGGCGGCGATCCAGACGGGGTTGTTCGTCCACTCCCTCCGCCAGCGACCCTGCCGCCAGACGCGGAACTTCAGGCCGGCGGGGGTCGCCAGGAAGTTCGTCGAGTGGTCCGCGGCCACCTGCGGGATGGTCGCCACCGCGTAGGCCAGGCCGCGCAGGGCCAGGGCGTCGTTCCGCTCCTCCACTTCGACGGCGCTCAGGGCCAGGCGAGCGGCAGTCACGTCCCCGCCCCCGCGCTCCGCCGCCAGGAACTCCACCTTCAGGTCGTAGTCCCCCGCGTCGAACCCCTTCGCCGTCGTGACCTCGAACACCTCCTGGTAGGTAGGCGAGACGTCCGTGTCTAGCTCCGGGACCGTCCCCGCCCGGTAGTCGAAGCGCGCCGGGCAGGATACGGTGACGTCTCCCCCAAGGATGACCAGGTACGCGTCCTTCGTCCCCGCCATGGTGTCGGGGAGGATCATCTTATAGGTCCCGGCGTTCGTCCAGCTCCCCCCGCCCTGGGGACGCCAGTACACGGTGAACTGGATGTTCTTCTGCTGCTCCTCGTCCAGCTGCATGCTCCCCTGGACGTGGACGCGGACCGTCCCCCCGTCGCTCCGGACGTTGAAGGAGGTGGCGGCGAAGGGAGGGACGCTCGGGTCCCAACCGTGCGTCACGTAATCCCAGACGGTCAGGTTCACGGGGGTACCATCCGGCTCGACGTGGCGGACGTTCACGCTGGCGGGGTCCGGCATCTGCGTCCGGGTCCCCAGGTAGAAGGCTCCGCGCGTCCCCTGGAGGGTGAAGAGCCCCGTGCCGTCCACCTCCGCGTCGAAGAAGCGCGTCAGGGGGCCGATCCCGCAGCCGAGGAAGTAGGTGGTAGACTCCAGGTCGGTGGACTCGTACATCGCGTAGAGGGCTACTCTGGGTCTTCCCGCGATCCAGGGGATGGGGCGCCCCTCCGCTCGGACGGTGACGGGGAAGCGTCCGGTCGAGGGGCCCCCGGCGTCGAACTTGGGCATCTTCGGGAGGAAGAGGTTCGAGAAGTCCGCGAACTGATCGAACGCCCCCTTGATTCCGGTCAACCCGGAAGCGTAGCTCAGGGTCCCCAGGAGGGCCTTGTCCCACTCCCCCCTCCGCATCTGCTCTAGGCTGGGGAACGGGGTGCTTTTATTGAGGTAGTCGAGCGTATTGTCCCGGAAGTCGCCCCACCAGTTCGCCATGTCAGTACCGCCTGGCCACGAGGAGGGGGTTGCCCCCAAAGTTGAGCTGGTTCGCCATCGTCGTCTTACACGTGTCGTACGTCCGGTCGCAGGTCGTCTCCGCGCCCGCGTACGCGCAATCCGGTCCCTTGAACAGCAGGTGGCACCCGGAGGCGTAGGTCCTCCCCGGGCTCTGCCGCGCGACGTCTGCGGAGGGGGCCCGGAGTGCGAATGTCACGGAGGCGTCCCCGTACTGGACCTCGCCGATCTCCAGGTTTGCGGCCACTGTCTCCAGCGCCACGACGTTCCAGTTCACGGTGGACTGCCGGAGGGGCTCCGGGTCCGCGTCCCATCCCTCCTCGCTGTAGGGGGCCTCCGCGTAGCTGTCGTCGAGCGTCTCCAGCCACGCGCGCCAGACCGTGACGGAGAGCCCCTGCGGGCTGCTCGCCAGACACGCGCGGGCCACCAGCCCCACGGGGTCGGAGACGGTCAGGGGGCCTCCCTCCGGCCCGCCCTCGAATGAGAAGCGCCGTCCCGCCCAGACCGTCCCGACAGGGTAGATGAGGTTCTCCCCTCCCGCAGCCCAGAGGACGTCCGGGCCCCCCCAGCCGAGGATGCGGACGACGTGGATCCAGGCGCGGTTGCCCTGCCTGGCCTGGCCGAGGACGTTGTCGGAGAGGGAGAGCATCCGTCAGCCCCCGTACTCGGCGATGGCTTCCCACATGAAGGGCTGATTCGTCGCCGCGGTCCCGTCGTCTAGGTTGAACGTAATGTCGAACGTGGTGTCCGTCCGGTTCGTGACGAAAGCCACCGTCCGGGCCAGAGAAGGAGTCACCTGCACGGAAGCGGGGGTACTCCCCAATCCGTGCGTGATCGTCGTCCCGGAAGCGAGCGTCCCCGTCGCCCCGCTCGTCCTCCGCTTCTCGTCGATCGTTCCCACGCTGTCCGCTACGCTGATGCCAGCGTCCCGCAACGTCCCCTTGATCCGCGTCCCCGTGGCCCCGGACCCGATCCGCAGGCTCCAGTCCGTCGTGCCGGCGATCCGTCCGCCCTCGATCACGGCGTTCAGAGAGTTGAGGATCTCGATGCCGTAGCTGGCCCCGAACGTGATCATGGGGCGGATGATCTCTAGGCCCAGCAGCGCGGTCGTGGTCCCGTCCGTCCCCTCGCAGTAGATGGCTGCCTGGGACGGCCCCGCGGAGCCCCCCGTGACGGCGCAGTCGATCAGGCGTACGTTGGCCGGAATGCCCTCGCTGTCCCCCACCACCATGAACCCGTAGTTCTTCGGGTTCTCGACGAACACTCGACACAGGACGACATTCCGTACCTTCCCGGAAATCGTAACGCCGTTCCTCCTAATCTGCCCCGCGTCCGGGCTGGCCGGGTCGATCACGTTCTCGATGTTGAAGTCCTCGATCTTGATCCCCTCACAGGTTGGCTGGCTTAGGGAAGTCTTCGAGTAGATCACGATCACGTCGTTCGTGCAGTCCTTCGCGTACCCTCCCAGCACGTCGATGAAGCTGGCTCCGGCGGAGAGGTAGATCGCGTGCCGGATGACCCGGTAGAACTCGCACTTCCGGATCGTCACGCGCTTGGCGCCGTCGACCAGGATGGCGTATCCTCCGGTCACGCCGTCCACCCCCACGATGTCCTCGTAGACGCAGTTGTCCACGACGTTCCCATCACTCTCGATCTGCGTCCCGTACCGTGTGTTGGAGATGTGGAGGGTATTGCACACGCACCGGGTGCTTCCCCCGTGGACGTAGACCCCGCGCTCCACGCCGGACGCGATACCGGAGCCGACGATCCGGAAGCCGACGAGCCAGACCCCCTCAACGCCGTCCAGGTCGAAGACGTCCACGTTCGCGACCCCGACCGTCACGGTGATCCCGCGGTGGATACCCACGATGTTGACGAAGTCCGGGGGCTCGATGGGGGAGCCGTCCAGCGTGAAGCTGGAGGAGAGATACACGGTCCCCCCGCCCTCGTCCGCGGCGGCGTCCAGCGCGTCCCGGAGGGCGTCCGACCACGTGTTCAGGGCCGTCTTGAACCGCCGCGTCTCGAACCCGGGCATCCCCTGGTTCAGCCGGTAGAAGTTCTGGTCGATCTCCGCGGAGGTGAGCTCCGAGCCCTTCCCCGCGCCCCAGTCCCCGGTCGTGCGGTACGTCAGGTCCATCGTCAGACTCCCACGACCCCAAACTGGGCCCGGTAAGAGGTTGGCCCCACCTTGTCTACGGTCGGCCGGTCGCCGCCGAAGAACCGGCAGGAGTAGGAGGAAGAGTCGTCCGGGTTCGTCCAGGTCCACACCTTCGTGCGGTTGACGGACCAGAAGACGAGGAAGGTCTCCAGAAGGACGCGGGAGGGGAAAACGGCGTTCAGCACCCCCTCGTAGCGGGGACCGCTCCACTGCCGGCGGACCTCCGGGAGCCCGCCCGCGCGGGTCGTGTCCTCGAAGACCGGGAGGACGATCTCCCAGCGGTGGCCGTCCAGAACGAGGTAGGGGTTCAGCACTGTGTCGATGCTCGCCATCAGCCCACGCTCCTCATCAGCTCCCTCATGGCGGCGCTCTTCCGCATCGCCGTGGCCACCCCCACCATGCTCCCCTGCGTCGCCGCGCGCCCGACCGCGATAAGCGTCCCCGGGTCCACCCCGGACACACCCCCGAACTGGTTCACCACCTGGACGCCCCCTCCGCCTCCCCCCTCCTCCTGCGCCTGCCGGAGGAGTCCCGGAAGCTTGGAGAGCGGGGCGATCACCTCTGGGCCAACCCCCGGCTCCGCCGCCGTGATCCGCCCGGCGAAGGGCCGCATGAACACGCCTCCCTGGTCGAAGGACTTCGCGGGCTGCTGGTTCGCGATCAGGGCGACCTTCGTGGCGCCGAGAGCCCCGACGAACGCACTCATCGCCATTGCCGCCGGCCATACCTTGGCGAGCGGGGAGGTCCAGACGTTCATCACGCCCTCCGCCGTAGCTACTACCGTCTCGGCGATCGCCATGGCCTTGTACGCTTCCCAGAACTCCTTCGCCTGCCCCCCGGAGTCCTCGTAGATCTGGCGCATCAGGCTAGCGGTCTGCCCCGCCTGCGTGCCGATCATGGAAACGCCGGCCAGGAGGACCTCGTGCTCCTCCTGCCACTTCTCTTTCTTATGTTTGAAGACGCTATCCTCAATCTGCTTGATCCGCTCCGCCGCCCATTCCTCTGCCTCTACGCGCGCCTGCGTTCCCTCCTGGTACCCAGCGACGACCTCCTGGATCTTCGTCTTCTGCTGCTTCACCCAGTCGTCCGTCATCAGGTCCCGGGAGATCCCTCGGTGCTGCTCGATGTTCCCCATCTTGGAGACGTCCACGCGGGAGGCGTCCCGGTCCCCTTGCCAGAGGACGTTCGCCTTCCCCATGTTGAGCTCGCGGAGATCCAGTTCCCCCTGCGTGGGGCCAAAGTTCCAGAGCGGTACCATCGCGTCGTAGTTGGCCTCCCCCATCTTCTTCCAGTTGTCGAGGGTCTCCGCCAGGTCTGCGGTGGCCTTGTCCAGGTCCCTCCGCATTCGCTCCTCTGGGAACAGGGAGAAGTCTGCGGCCTCCCCCTCGTTCCCTAGCTGCTTCCACTTCGTCAGGAAGTCAGAGACGCTGGCCTCCCCGGACTTGACGTTGTCCTGGAAAGCACGGAAGGGTTCCTCAAGGGAGTCCTGGACGGACTGCGCCCCCAGCTCCCCGTCCCTAACCCAGTCCACGACGAAGGTCTTCCACCACTCCTCCCCCGCCTGCGCCCGCTCCTGGAACCGAGCGAACCCCGCGTCCTCGAACGACGGGGCCGCCTTCTCCATCAGCTGGGAGAGCTTCGTCGGGTTCCTGGAAGCGGAGAGCAGGTCCAGGTACTCGGGGCTCTCCCCCATCAGCTCCTTGAGCTCCCCCTTCGTGAGCTCCGCCAGCGCCACGGCCCCGGGCTTCTTCGCCGAGCCGGGAAGCTCCCCGCTCCCGGCCTGCCTTCTCACCCAAGGGTCCGGAGCCATCTCGTTCCCCTGCCGCCAAGCCAGGGTCTGCTCCAGGCGCTTCGCCATATCCAGGGCACGGGCTCTATCCGGCCCCGTCGCTTCCTGATAGGCTCTCGTCCCGGTCGGGGTGGCTTGGGCCTTGTACTCGGAGATCCGACCCTGCAACTCCGAGATCGTCTGGTACTTCGCTGCCTCCAGGTCGAGACCCCGAAGGCGTCCCTCTGCCTCCCTCCGGACCGCTGGGATCACGTTTGTCAGACGCTGGACGTTCCAGTACATCGTCTGGAGCCCAATCCAGGTCATTGCCACGTCCGACCCGACCTTCTTCACAGCAGCCCCGACCTGGTCGGCCCACTTGTTGATTACACCCTCGTCCGAGAGGGTCTCGATGGTGGAGATGAAGTTCTCCGCCTGCTTCGTCAGCCCGCTGAAAATCCCCTCGCTCCCGTCTCCCGTCATCACCCGACGCTTAAAGCGGTCCCACTGGTCCGACATGCGCTCCATCACCCCGCCCCACGTGTGCTGGAACTTCTCCGACGCCCCGCCGAAGCGCTCGTTCAGGCCCTCCATGATGGCGGTGATCGCCTCGTTCGCCGTGTGACCGGACTTCCCGAGGTTCTCCATCTGCTTCGAGGTGATCCCGAGCTTCTCCTGGAGAATCTCGTATGCGGGGATGCCCACCTCGGTGAGCTGCATCAGCTCCTCGGCGCTGATCTTCCCCTTCGCCCCCATCTGCCCCAGGGCGCGGGCGACGCGCTCCATGATCTCCGGGGACCCGCCCATCGCCATCGTGGTGTCGACGAGGGTGGTCATGTCCTTGATCGTGGGCTTGAGCCCCATGGCGGAGAGCATCCGGTACGTGTCGATCGCCTTCGCCGTGTTGACCGGGAGCCTCGCCGCCCACTTGTCGAGGATCTCGAACGTCTCCTTCCCGTGCCCCTTCGTGATGGTGTCGAGGCTGGTTGCGAGACGCTCGGCCTGAACGGCGGAGTCGAAGAAGGACTTCGCCAGTCCCATCGCCCCCGCCGCGGTGACGAGGCCCCCGATCAGGGGGAGGAGCCCCTTGATCGAGGCTCCCACTCCGGAGACGGCCTTCTCCGACCGGGCGCCGTAGTCCTCGAACATCTTCTGGCCCTTCGCCAGGTCCGCGCGAAGGGGGGCATGGTCGGCGGATAGCGTGGCGATCAGGGAGCCTACGTTGACGCTCACTTCTGCACCATCGTCATGAGCAGGGCCTTCATCTCCTCGGGGGTCTGCTTCACGATGCCCTCCACTTTTTCCGTGAACTTCGGCATGAAGTCCCCCGGCGCGTACGCCTTGCTGTTTTTGCCCCGGTTCGCGTTGGCTACGGTGGCCGCCACGATCCCCGCTCGGAGGTCCCCGCGCTCCTCACCGAATGGCTCGACGCGGTCGTACGCCATCCAGTCCAGGACCTGCCGGTGGGAGAGGCAGGCCAAGAGGTGGTCGGGATGGGGGTAGCCCAGCCGGAGCGCTAGACGGAAGAGGAACCGCCGCTCTGGCCGGGCGCGGATTCCCCCTCGGCCCTCTCCTCCGCGGAGGGCTTCCCGTCCTCCCGCCACATCCCGCTCAGCCGCATCACGACCGGGTAGATGCGGCTGAGCACGTCCGGGTGCTTTCTACCGAGCAGGTCGAGCTCCGCGTCCGAGAAGAGGCGCTCCCCCTCCTCGTCGCAGAGCCCCATCCCGCAGACCCGGATGCGGAGCCCCTCCGGCTGCGGGAGCTTGTCCGCATCCGCCAGCTCGGGGTGGGCCTCCCGCACCCTCATGTACTCCCGGGCGACCTGCTCCGCCTCCCGGCCGTTCAGCTCCCTCACCAGCACGGACCCGCCCCACTCGGGGACGTCGACCGTCTCGCGCTTCAGGTCCTGGGCCGCCAGGATGTCCGCCTTCGTCAGGTACGTCATGTCTCGTTCCTCCGTTCCAGTTGGACCCAGCTAAGGCGCCAGGATCAGGTGTTGATGTTGACGGGCCCAGTGATCTTGATCGTTACCGTGGCGGTGACCTTGTCGTCTAGGGGGACAGCGCTCCCCATGGCGGTGACGAGGCCGGAGAACTCGAACGTCGTCTCCCCGGTGTCCGGGAACACGATCTGGTAGTCCCGGGGGCTCTCGTCCTCGAAGTCGTCGTTGAGCAGGGTGTACGTCGCCAGGGTGAAGTTCATCGAGAGCTGGACCTCGCCCGGGTCCCGAAAGCTCGCCCGGAACTCCCGGTAGCCCCCCGTCGAGTCGAGCGACGTCACGTCCATCGTGGCGCGGCTCTTGTTCGGCCCGGAGATCGAGTTGATCTCCGCGATGGCCGAGAACGTGGGAGTGCTGAGCATATTGGACCGCTTGAACTTGGTTCCTACTCCGGAGATCGCATTGCTCGACATCTCTCTGCCTCCTCTACTGCGCTGGGGTTCGGTGGATGCGGAAGTTCATCGTGAATATCGGCCGCTCGGACTCGTCCGCGCCGAGCGGGTTGACGTCCCCCTCCAGCCAGACGCCTGCGTAGCGGGCGCTCCCCGCTACGGTCTCCTCGTGGAGGAGGTGGAGGCGGTCTCGGACGGAGGAGGCGAGAGCGTAGGCCCCCCGGTAGTCCCCGCGCACGCCGCGCACGCGGACCTGGACGGTCGGGCGCCGGTAGTCCGCGCCGGAGTCCGGGGCGTACCCGCCGGAGTCGAGCACCGTCACGCAGAGGTCCGGCGAGGGGGGCTCGGAACAGGCGAAGAGGTTCGTCCCCAGGACCAGCGGGGAGGCGCTGGGGAGGTCCAGGAGGGCGGCGACATCTACGCAGGGCGGGTTCATGCCTCGGCTCCTCTGTCGTCCTTCAGCGCCTTCCGGACCCGCGCGGCGACGATCCGGAGGAAGCGATCCGCGTTGACCTTCAGCGCGGTCTCCAGGAACTTCCATTCCCCCTTCTCGGAGTAAACGATCCTCTCGCTCATCCGCCCGCTGGGGAGCCGTCCGGGGACGTACTTCCTCCCGCTCGGGCTGGCCCCTCCCGTCTTCCCGGCCCGCGGGTTCTCGTGGACGTTCGCCGCGTAGACGGCTGCGTATCCCACGGCGACGGTAGGCTGCTCCCTCCCGGCGGCGGAGCGAGCGTCCTCCGGGACGGTCCCCCGCTCGATGGTCTCCCCTCCCTTCCAGACCACGAAGGCGGAGCCCCGGAGGTTCCCGGTCACGATCGGGGTGAGCTTCTGGGACTCCTTCCGGACCATCTGCCCCCCGGCGACGAGGCCCTCCAGCGCGGCGCCCTCCATCTCCCGGAGCGCCTTCGCCAGGTTCCGCTGGACCTCGTCCAGTCCGCGGACGGCCTTCACAGGATGGCCCTCCGGACCGCGATCGCCCCCCGGACGTCCGGCGTCTGCTCGAACGCGCGGACGACCAGGGCGCCCGCCACGGGCTGGGGGTTACTCTCCTGCGCGTTCGTGAGGTCGGAGAGGGTCCCGAGGAGGAGAAGTCCCCCGACCGCCAGGTCCTGCGCTACCCAGACCTCGGCGGAGGCGACGAACTCTTCTCCTTGCGCCGTGGAGAAACGCTTGCTCGACGGCTCCCAGCGGCAGGGGACCTCGACCGGGTCTGCGTAGGAGCGCCCGCCATACCCGTCAGGGACGGGGGAGGCCCAGTAGACGGCGGTCTGGCGAAGGAGCCTACGAAGGTTCATGCCTCACCCCGTAGTCCGCGACCCCGAAGGAGGCGGGGAGCCGTCCCATCCGCGCCAGCCTCCCCGTGGGGTCCATCAGTAGCGCCCGCTCCCCGTAGACCGTCGTGCCGAGCCCCGACGCCGCGTTCCCCGTCTGGTAGCTCTGCGTCACGCCCCCGATCGACTCGCTCTTCACCTGCTTGTCCTTCGCGCTGACGAAGTGCGCGGCTACCCAGCGCTCGATCTCCGCCAGGAGCGCGTCCGGGAGCCCCGAGCCCCCGAGCTGCTGCGTGACGATCAGGTTCGCCCCAGTCAGGAACGGGGTCACGTCCTCGTCCTCCAGCTCCGAGTCCGGCATGATGTCCCGGACGTCCGACTCAGACACTCTGGCCAATTCCCGCCTCCTTCCACCAGCAACGGTCCATCCAGGGGAGGCCGGACACCTGGTGCGGCCGGGGCTTCCCGTGGAAGCAGACGACCCGCGCGTGGTCCGGCAGCTCATAGTCACACTCCGCCACCACGTGCTTCTTGTAGCTGACGATCCCGGGGACGGCGAGCGTCACGTCCTCCGGCTCCCTCCCGGCCTCCTCCGTGTACCAGCGGGCGACATACTCCTGGTCCCACGCGCCGGGGGCGATCCCGCTCCGCTCGCGGAGGTAGCGTTTGAGGAGGAAGCCCAGGTCCGCTCCCCCGTCCCAGGCCATGACGCCGGAGGCCCAGCGGTCCCGGGGGTTCGTCCTGCGGTTGAAGCCGGGGAGCATGGCGAAGCCCAGCCCGTCCGGCCGCAGGACCAGGTAGCGGACGAGCACCGTGTCCAGGTCCAGGTAGACGACGCGCTCCCCCTTGCCAGTCAGACCGGGGCGGAACGCCTCCATCTTCGACCACCAGCCAGGGAGGCCGTGTAGCAGGGGCTCCGCCCAGGGCTCCCGGAGGAGCGAGGGGTCGTCGGTCAGGCAGAGGAAGCGTCGGTCCTGCCCCGCCAGAGACCGCCCCGCGCCCGCCCGGAGCGCGCGGACATAACGGGCGTCGTAGTCCCCGCCGAGCCGCAGGACGCAGAGGACGGTCGTCGTCACAGCGTCGCCCCCTCTCCCCGCGGGGCCTGCCCGCGCTCCCGGCACCTCCGCTCGTAGAGGTCCCTGTTCCTCGCCACCTTCTGCCGGTAGCCGCTCGCCCTCCCCGCCAGCTTGGGGTGCCACTGGTGGACCGTGCGGAGGTCGTCCCGGGGGACCACGCGGAGGCCGGACGCCAGCACGCGGTCCCGGAAGTCGTTGTCCTCGTAGGCGATCCCCCCGGCGAACGCCTCGCACATCCCCCCGAGGTCAAGGTACGCCTGCCGTGGGATGGCGTTGCAGAAGTGGTAGAGCACGTTACGCTCCTGGGAATGCTGGTACCACATCGCCCGCTTGTACCGGAAGCCCTCGGGGGAGTCCGCCCGGGTGGCTCCCTCCGCCGCCGCCTCGCACGAGCAGACCACGTAGGACTCCGGCTCCCGCTCGAACTCCGCGTCCAACCCAGCCAGGACGTCCGCCAGGTGGAAGACCTCCGGGCTGGTCAGGAGGAGGACGGACCCGCGCGCCACCTTCGCCCCGTGGTTGTACGCCCGGCACGGGTTGTACGTGTCCGGGAAGGAGACGGGGCACCAGCTCAGGGGGACCTCGTGGGAGTGCTCCCGCAGGAGGTCGTCTAGCGCCTCCTGCGCGCCGGGGATCTTCCGGTCCTGCGGGACGTCCTCCAGGACCAGCACCTCATAGTCCCTCCGCCCCCGGTAGTGATGCGCGAGAGAGAGGAGCGTGTTGCGGAGCGCGTCCGGCCGGTGGACGTAGGGCATCAGGATCGAGTACCTCACCACGAGTACCTCGCCATCTCCCGCGCCAGCGCGGACGTCTCGCCGAGCCTCCGGACGTTTCCCTCCCGCAGCTCCGCCTCCGCCCTCACGCTTGCGGGGTGGCCGCCGAACCAGTGGAGGCCGATCGTCTCGGGGCCCAGGACCAGAGGAGCCTTCTCGTAGTACCGGGCCGTCTGATGCGGGGGGACCGGGTAGACCGCCGCGTAGGGCAGGTTGACCAGCGCACCGTCCGGGGAGCCGACCAGGCGCTCCAGGACGTGCTCCACCGCGAACCGCCCCGCGCTCTGGTACTCCCGCGCGTCCACGCCCCGGACGGCCTCCTCGAAGACCCTCCGGTGGAACTCCCTGCCGAACCCCTCCCCGGAGGAAGCGAGGAAGCCAACGCTCGCCCACCCGTGGAGGCAGATGAGGGCCTCCGCGTGCTCCTCCCTCCCGACGGGGACCTCGGAGAGGGGGCGGGTCCATAGGACGTCGAAGTCGGACCAGACCCCGCCCTGTTCGGCCAGGAGGTGCCAGCGCAGGAGGTCGGACCGGGGGACCTCCGGGAGGCCGGCGCCGATCCGGGAGGGGACCAGCTCAACTTGCCTGAGCTCCGCCAGGTTCCAGAAGTAGTCCCAGCCGTCGTACCTCGCGGGGCCCTTCTGCTCCGGGGTCCGCCAGGGCTCCACGGCCACAGGCTCCTCCGGGTAGTGGACCCGGACGTCCCAGTCGGGGTTCAGCTCGACGAAGCTCACCGCCGTCAGGAACCGCGCGTAGCTGAGCGGCCGGTTCCTCCCCCAGTAAAGGTGGAGGACCCGCGGGACCTTGACGAGGGGCCAGCTCACGGGGTGAACTCCCCGTTTCGAAGGAACCCGTGGTAGCTGCCCGCCATGATCGACCCCGCCCCCGCTTGGCAGGTGGGACCGTTCTTGTCCACGGTGACGTTCGGGGGCTCCCCGTGCCGGATCCAGCAGCGGTGGATCCGGTCCTCCTTCATCGTGCAGTTGTTCGCCCGGCTGTCGATGTCCCAGTACTCCCCGTTCGGGAGGACCACGGTGAGGTGCGTCCCGTCGCAGTTGTCGTGGTAGTAACACTCCCTCGGGGCGTTCTCATCCTCGTTGTAGCGGTAGGCGGTCCGCCAGAAGAGGCAGCCAGGCTCCAGCTTCCCGCTCGGCGTGTCCCAGACCGTCGCGGGGCGCCAGAACCAGTGACCCCCGTCGAACGGCGTCCCGCAATCCGGGCAGACGTGCGTCTCCGCCACCTTGAAGCATTCGTCGTGCTGCTCCTCCGTCACCTCATACAGGACGGAGCAGTTCCCCTTCTTCGCAGAGCAGGAGCGCGGAGCCGATACCCCGGCCTCCCAGCGCTTCCCGACTTCCGTGACCAGCCGCGTCTTCAGTCCCATCACACGAACTCCTCGTGCTCGGGCCGGGGAGCCATCAAGGCCCCCAGGACCTCGTTGTACTGCCGGTAGTAGCACCGCGCGCAGCCTCGGCCGTCCAGCGGGACGTCGCTCCCCCGCATCAGGCCCTCCAGGTCGAACGCGCTCCCGAGGCAGAGGCTCTCCGGCATCCGCTTGCTGGGGACCGAGTGCGCGTACTGAACGCCGCAGCAGGCGTACACCCGGCAGTCCGCCCCGATGACGGGCTTCAGCGCGCCGACGTAGCAGTCCCCGCCGCGGTCCGACTCCGCGCGGGCCTGGAAGATCGTCCGGGAGAGGTCCGCTCGTCCGCGCGCCCTGAGCTCGGACTCCGCCCAGAGGAGGGGGACCTCGTCCGCCACCAGGAGGTCGGGGACCAGCCGGACGTGCGTGAACCGCCAGGCGTTGGCGAACCCCACGACGCGCTCGATCTCATCCAGGTTCGGATCCGTCCCGACCACGTGGGAGAAGGCCCAGTCCACGCTGGGATGCTCCTGTATGACCTTGGCGTACCGCTCTGCCGTCGCGTCTGTGAACTCCCGGAAGTCCCCGTTTGAGATCCGGCACCACGTCAGCCGGTCGAGGGACTCCGGCGGGGCCTTGTGGAGGAGCGTCCCGTTCGTCACCAGGCCGACCTTGATCCGGCTCGCCCAGAAGGCATCCACGATGCACCCGATCTGCGGGTGCATCAGCGGGTCCCCTCCACCCGTGATCGACACCGCCCTGGCCCCGAGCCGCGCTAGGTCCCCGACGATCCGGAGCGCGTCGCCCAGGTCCATCTCCACGTCCCGGTCCTCCTCCGCGCAGGAGCAGAACGGACAAGAGAGATTACAGCGGTTCGTCGGCACGAACTGGGGATGGATCGGGAGTATCCGTCGCGTCTTGGTGACCCCCCGGAGGTTCCCCCAGTCCCGGAGGAACTTCGCGGGAAGCGAGTTCGCCGACGTGTAGCTTGCCTGGAGGCTCACGAGTCCCAGGAGGCCGTCCGGACGACGCTCCTCCTCTTCCGGCCAGTCCCGAAGGTCCACGTCTCCAATGGCACTCATCTTCCCCTCCTTACCTCACATGCGGGGGAACCGGACGGGGGCAGAGCGTGACCAACTCGGCGAGCGTCTTGTCCACCCCGCTGATCCAAAGCTCCGTCCGAGATCTCCACGTTGTATTGCTTGCGATCCGCTGCTCCTGGCTGATGCTCTCCCCCTTGAGCAGCGTCACGTCCGCCGAGATGACCGACTGCTGGTGCCCGTAGTACCCCACCACCATCGCCACGATCGCTTGCGCCACCCCCAGCCCTACGAGCCCGAACTTGGCGGACACGCGCTGGGTCGTGGACACGTCGGTCACGGCCTTCGTGATCGCCAGGATGGCCTTGTCCATGTCCTTCCGGACTTCCTTGAACTCCTCCCGGACCGCGTCGCGATCCTCTTTAAACTCCTTCCGGACGGCCTCCATGAAGTCTTCCATGTGCTTGACGAGCTGGTCGTGCAATCCACAGTTCACGGGATGGAAGTCCTTTCGTCGCTCCAGGCCGGAACGCTGGGAGGTCTGGTCGGGCATGTCGGTCACCTCAACGCAAGGGCGTCGGCAAGGGTGATCTTGGGGAAGCACTCCATGGCGGAGTCCGGACTGGCGTTCAGGCACTCGACGCCTAGCGCCCGGAGGTCCGCGGCCACCACCTCCATCCGGGGGA